ACTGAGGAGTTGTCATATCAAAGACTCCCTGGTCGTGTCCATGTGTCCAGGCAATCAGTCCAGTACAACAGTTTGTACATCCTGTAGCTGTACAGGGCCCGGTCTCCTTCTGGTCACATTGAAAAAGTAGCACCTCGGGTGATGCATCAAGTCTCGCAGTCAAGTCCGGAAGAAAATCATTAAAAAGGGTTATATCTCCATCCATGTAGATACAACGCTTTACAGAAGGATTCTGCGCAAAGGTTTGCGCAATGTCCAGTTTAATGAAATTATATCGTTGAAATTGTGGACTTCCCCAACGGCTAATTGTGGTCTCCTGAGTTCGCTGCGCTTTTCCATACAAAACCACAGCATAGCCTTCATTCCGAAAAAAACTGTAACTCTCACGATCTGCTGCGACAACCAACAATTTCCAAGGACACTTGACTTGCTCAATAGTTTTGATAAGATTTAATGTCAAATATTTATAACCATTTGTAGTCATTGTCCAGACCAATGTCTCTTTATAGAGATATGGCTCTGGATTCATTAGTTTTTCTTCTAGAGGCTCTGTTTAAACGAGTCGTGTTCAAGCGCGGGTGCTGTGAGGCGGCTCGATGTTACATGAGAAGTGCCGACGCTGATAGGCACATGAATGCCAAGACGCTGATAGGCGTGCTCGCGACCAAGTGTATATCTCCATGCAAAATCTTCCGGTTTTGAGACTCCATAGTGTGCTCGTAGTACTCTATGTTGCGCACTCATCCAGCGAATCTGTTTTTTCATTAATTTGACCGCAAGCTCGAGGTCACCTTTTGAAGCCAACGCAACTAAGACCCATTCAGCCCACGCCTCTGTTTCTGCCTCCATATGAGGCAGCGACGCAAGTCGATCACTGCACGCGGCATGAAAGAGTTCATGAAGTAGGACACGGGTACATTCCTCCTCTCTGTAAATAATAATACGGTCTTGCTTACAAGGAATTGTATATCCACCATTTACATGCTCAGGACCTACAGGCTGACCAGGTGCTGGTAAAATCCTTGGTATAGGTGCAGCAAATAAGCCGACACGCCAGCCTGTTCCAGTCTGTCTATGCCAGCCTGTAGTCCCCTGACCATATAGTTGAAAAATGCGACCCCAGGTCTTCCAGATATCAGGACATGGCCTGCTCGCTTCATGTAAAATAATTACTTTTGCCACCCCGCATGTTTTACAAACAAGCAGTACAGTCCCCGCGCGATATCCCTCCCAGAGACTCCTACGCAGTCCAAGTCTATCATGCGGGCTTTCTTCTTCCGCCTCGTGCTTTAGCCACTGCAGGTCTTCCTGGTGCGGCTGCTCCTGTATCCACTGTAGTTGCGGCTCCCTGAGTTGTACTCGCACCGTGTTCACTAGTTCCCGCAGAAGTGGCGGTACCACGAGGTCTAGCATCCTCCTCTGATAAGGCTCCAGAAAGTGCTTCGCGCATTCTAATAAATGTACTCTCCCATGCCATCGGAATGCGATAACTAGGAATTGTCTGACCCGCAGCAGAACCCTCTTGCTTCGCCAGAATTCTCAGTGCCTCCAGACGATGAGATTCCGATAGAGGGAGTCGCAGACAGGAGATCATCAAATGATGTAGGCATTCAATCCATCGGATATTTCGAATTAGACACTCATAGATAAAAGTACGAATACCAGCGACTTCATCTAGAGTCGGTTTCGCCGGTCGAGCAAGTCTCCGCACAGCCTCGTCAAAGAGTGTCTGCGGGTCAAAGAGGCTAGAAGGATTACCACCCGCAATCTGAATCCGCTCCTTAATTTTTTCATAGGCCCGGTCAGGTCCACCCACTGCAATCTCCCTAAAATGATGCGCAATACGAATCGGGAGTGGATGCTCCGAGGTACACCAGATACTGATATCGGACCCATCTTGCTCAAGAAGGCTCTGTAGAATGACGCATGATTCTGTGCTCAGTAGATGTGCGTGATAAAAGACGAGAATTCGCTTCTCTGCTTGGTCTCGACCAGAGAGTACATGAGAACCCTTTCCAAGACGCTCAAGAATCGGCTTGAGGATATGACGGTCCTGTAGACTCATTCGCGATACATCAAATCCGAAATGTATCATTGATGTTTCAAAAGGTATCTGGTCTTTTGAAGCAATTGTGGTCACTTCATCCTCTTCACCACCATCGTCTTCTTTTGGTTTCTCGAGACTCCAGAGTTTTGTAACAATTTTTAAAACCACTCCACGAGCCGCAGCGCGCGTATAGAGTTCTTGATGGATGGTGTGTCGTTTTCCTGAACCAGGCGGACCTCGCCAACTCAGATGCATCTCCCTGGGTCTAAACTTGTTAAACCTTTACACCCAGAATGGAGTGGTGCGTGCCTTTACAAAAACTCGAACTTGGAAAAATACATCACGGCGTTCTAGTGACACGCGTGAATCGTGAAAAGAAGCCGATGGTGCCACTGTCGTATATAGACGGACAGGTGACAATGCCTATACTCACAATTCTTTTACCGCATCTTGTAATCGACTCCTATAATCCCGCAAATGGTCGCCTTGAACTTTCCATGACAACGAACTGGATCGCAAGCAAACTCACTGCTATTCAGACCAGTCTTCTTGAAGTTATTTGCGCCAGCCAAGTGGCTTGGTTCGGAGCAAATAAGTTTACGCGCGAGGAGGTGTATCGACTCTTTCAGCCGATGGTCGAGGGAAACAAGTTACATTTATATTGTCCATCAACTCTTCAGGAAAAACGAAAGGGTATGCACGGGATTCGTATCTGGAAAGATGGTGCTTGGACAGAAGATGTACAACCGGGAGTAATAACACGTGGTCAAATTGTCCGTGTTACCCTACAAATTCAGGGCATTAGTCTTCAAATGGGTGTCAATGACACTTTCTGGACAGGCCGTGCCCGTCTTCAACACCGTATCCTAGGAATCCTCATTCAAGCTCCTCGGACACCCGAATGCCTTATTCAATCTTTTGAAGAACCGACGCACTGACTGAAATCAGTGAAATCTCCATATTTACAAAGAGCATGAAAAGGGTAAACGGTACAAAAACATCGGGATCCGTACGAATATACATATAGCTGAAAATGCCGAGCATAAGAACCAGAGCAAATGTCACTCCAAAGATGATTCCCATATTCTTTTGAATGTCATTCAGATTGTCCTTACTGCCGGCAAATTTACCGACGGCATAGATAACATATCCTAGGCCGGTAAGAATAATGGCTAAAAGTATCATTTGAAAGATTTGTGTAGGCGTCATGGTCCTGTTCCTACTGATGTAGGTGAAAAGGATACTTTAGGGGCCGCAGCAGTGGCCGCAGTTGAGGCCACAGAGGTTGCTTTTGCGGCGATAGATGATGTTATTGCCAGGGCAGGCGCAATGAGCGAGCCAACGGTTGTTTGTGTACTTGAAAGTGAAAAAATCACAAACATTGCAAAGATAATTACTAGAATTAAGAGTGGTGTAAAGATATACGACCAAAAGCGGACCATCGAGTACGCCATTCTAATGATATGACGATTTGAATCTGACACTTCAGTAGGATGGTCGGGGTCAGAAAAACTAGACGACTCAAAAAAATGGGTTCAGAACAATATAGACCGGGACCCTGTCAATGTCGACCGCGTGTCGGAAAAAAGCGTCCGGCATATGGATGTCTTCCTGCGTCTGAATTACAAAAGATAGCCTCTAAAGTCTTCGGTTCACCTACAACACTTCGAACTCAGATTGGCGGTGTAGCTGCGTCTACCCTTCGGAAACAACTTGAACATCGGGTTGGTGTACAGCCGATACAGGAATACTCTTTTCTTCAGGCACTCCCCATTGATGAATCAGAGAAGCGTCGTCTTCAGATGGCCTATTTACGCCCGCCTCAACCTCAAGCATGGCGCACAGATCCTGATAAGTGGCTTGATAGTACAAATATTGAGAATGTCATGAAGCAGTATGAAGAGGATGTCGCAGATTTTAAGTTTCTTGGTCCCTATCCAATTGATTTTGCAGCACCCGACCCGTACAATAAGACCAAGACAAAGTGTCTCATAAGCGAAATGTGCAGTCTCGATATGGCAGGATTAAAAGCAGCTGGAAAGTCGAAGATAGGTATTATTTATAACCTTGATCCTCACAATAAAGGCGGCAGTCACTGGGTAGGGAATTATGTCGATTTGAAGAAGAAGGTCTGTTACTATTTTGACTCATACGGCATGGAGGTGCCTGGCCAAATTGAAAAATTTATGCAGTGGCTCACACTACAGGACCCTGCTATGAAACTAGCCTATAATGCCCGTCGTTTCCAGATGAAGGATTCTGAATGTGGAATGTATAGTATGTATTTTATTATACGGATGCTGATGGGAGAAGAGTTCCGTCCATTCTGTCATCGGGCTCCTCGTGATGGTGAAATGTTATTGCTGAGGTCTTGGCTATTTAGCACGTGAATTGGACAACTGAGTTCAAGATACCCAACGATAAATCGTAGAGTGATGTAGATGTCAGCGCCTTCGGCAACAAAAGAGCAGTTTTTCAGCGAACGCAATGAACAAATGTTGGATAGATTACTATACGAC